AGGTGCAGGTGAAGGTGCAGGCGTGGGCGCAGGTGCAGGCGCAGGTGCAGGTGCAGGTGCAGGTGCAGGTGCAGGTGCAGGCGCAGGTGCTGGTGCAGGCGCAGGTGCTGGTGCAGGTGCAGGCGCAGGTGCAGGCGTCACATTCGCAACCGGATTTCCCTGAAGGGTGCCCCCATTTATGAACCTTCCATCATTGTTGATGTTGATTCTTCCGTAGTTTATGGTGAACCCACGGGCATTGTTATTGATGGTTCCTCCAATGGTTATGAGAGAATTGTTGATGACAAGTCCATTGTTATTCACTACACCCGTTGCGGCATTAACAATGGTTCCACTATTTACAATGGTGTTGCTGTTGTTGTTTATGGTTCCATTGTTTGTGATGGTTGAACCGACGCCATTCACAATGGTTCCATTGATGGTCAGGGTTCCTCCGACGTTGATGGTGATGATGCCGTTGTTGATGAGGATGCCGCCAGTATTGATTGTCAGTGTTGCTCCATTTGGAATGACCAGTGTGGTGCCTGAAGGAATGGTGAGCAGCGTGTTGACCAAAATTGCCGCGATTAAACTCAAATTCCAAGTAGGGGTGGAACCTTGTTGGGTTGCAATGCCATTCAACTGCACCAGCGTGGGGTCCAAAAATGTGATCCGGCCATATGTCCCCATTACGTCCCATGCGTGATTCGTCAAATCGCTGACTAGTGAAAGCGACGCATTTTGCTGTGCAATGATTGCACGATTTGCCAATCCAGGAGCTCCCGATGGAGCAATGTATCTCACCAGCGCTCCGTTAAAGTTGACGGTGGTTTGTTGTGCTGTTTGATATGATCCCGAATAAAAGACATCGCTGTATCCATTTTGTTTTTGCATGACAATGTAGGACAATGGACGAGGGGGGGTGCCAGTGATGCCTTTTCCATACCAATTAAAGAACTTGGAGTCATAGTTTCCTGTGACGGCATCCCATCCCCCGACATAGTTGTTATCAATGCCATAGGTGTAGTTGTTCTCAACCGATGTTGTATTTCCCGCGACGTAACTCGCATTATTCAACATCAGAATGGTGAATGGTTTATACGCCACGTCATTTTGCCGGGTCAATGCAGTGACGGTGTATGTTCCACCTGGGTACACGGTGTTTATGTAAAAGGCATCCGCGCTAGTGGTTCCAGACGTCAATGCGACTGTGAAATCGCCAGACACGACCAATTGATTATCCGAACCGGCTGTCCCGGCGTATTTTTTACGAATGTTCAAAATGTTGTTGATATTTGACAACCCAATGCCATCATTCACAATTGTATTGAAATTGAACCCGCCATTAAACTGCAAACACACCAACCCTGCGGTTGAAAATGCCGGAATGGTGTTCCCCAGTTGAAATGCGGTAAAATTACCGCCCAACCACAGACGATTATCATAGTCAAACGATGCGGAGTATATTCCAGTCGTTGTTGAACCACTGGGAGATACACCATCATCGTTATCTGAACCAATTGTACTAAACTGACCACCACCACTAGTGGAATACTGACAAATGTGTTGGAATGTGCCTCCGTCCTGGCTCATTAGAGCTGGCGAGTAAAATAACAATTTGGATGTTCTGCCTGACGACAAACTCGTGGGTATAGCAATCATGTAGGGGGGTATAGGAGAATCAAACCCTACTCCAGCAGCAATCGGTAAAGCAGTCACAACATCAGTCCCGCTATTCCAAGATGCGAGTTGAAGTGCTGTCACAGTGTTTGATCCGTCGGCGTTGCTAATTGCATTGAAATCGCCAAAAATCGCATATTCGCCGTTCGCGGGGATAGCACCCTCACTAATTGTGGTTGCAAAGTTATAATAACACACTTGCTGTATTCTCTGATAATCACCAATGTCGGTTATAAATCGTTTTGTCCATACGCCTTGTGAAGGGTTGGCGTCATTCGGAGCATAAATGTAAATAACACCTCGTTTCTGACCGAGTGGCGTTGCAACCGGTTCGCTGCCCCACACTAAATAGTTGAAATCGCCGTTAGGTGCGGTGTATGGGCACACACCCAAAATGGTCAAGTCAGCGGGTGGCGCGGCGAGAGGGTTGACTGAAAACGTTTCGGCCGTTCCGACGGTGTCTATCACCGTGAGTGTCTGGTTATTCACAGTTGGCGCAGGCACATTGACGGGGTCTGAAGTGGTGACACGAATGGTGGACGGTGTGGGGACGGGTGGCGACGGCCCATTGTAAAGTGGAACGTAATACTGAGTGTCGGGGCCGGGGGTGGGTCCAATGTTGTAATTGTTGAGCCGCAATGGCATGAATCCGCCGACCGTGGACGGAGTTGACCCACTGGTGGCCAAGTTAATTCCAGCCAAGGCAAATTCGTTGTCACCCTGGGTCTGCGCGCCGTTGCCTAGCAAAATGCACGTGTTGTTGCCGTTTGCATTCACATCGTGACCAATGCCGATGTTGTTGTTTCCATTCGTGGCGATGTTAAGAGCGTTGTTGCCGATGGCCACATTGGAATTGCCGGACTGGGCTATGAGGGTTGGAGTCCGAAAATTGTACAGCGCATTCTCTCCGATGGCCAAATTGTTGCTACCGGCAATGGTTCGCATTGCGTTCAACCCAACGGCGGTGTTGTGTTGCGAAAAAGGCGCGGTATACTGCATCGCCCCGTAGCCCACAGCCGTGTTGTTCAACCCGCGCTGAAATTCAGTGGACTGCAAGCTAAATGTTCCCAGCGTTGTGTTTCCGCTGGCATCACTCACATTTATTCCATTCAATTGGTTGAAACTAATGGACATGATAGAGTGATTATAAAATTACTGGATATAATTTTATCATCAATGCGTCTGCAAATGCAACAAGCATTAGAGTAATGTTCAGTTGGGCACCGGGAACGGCCGCTGCGATTTCTCTACCACGAGCGGATCCGGCATCACGAGTTGCATGCGCCCGAAGAAGGACACTTCCGGCAGTTGGGTCAGTTTGGGGACCACCGGCTTCTGCGTTTCCACTAAATTCGTAGAATTGATGCCGAAAAGGGCGGATTCAATGTCCACCGAGTTGCGCGAGAACGCTTCGCGCGGCATCTGGCTCGGCATGATGCCCATGCACGGAATGGCGGGACTGTAAGCTGCACCCGACGCCCCGTTCCGAAATTCCAAATAGTTCAGCGACTGCGTGTTGATGCGCTGTTCCAAGCAGTAATTGGAGCACGTGTTTTTGTTTCGCGTGGATGCCATGATGCTTTGGTAAAATTGTCTTATTATCATACACATTATATTATTTTTTTGCATTGTGCATGGCATTGCGCATTCATGCGTCAATTGTTCAATGTCAGATAAGCCTTCAATACCCCGTCTCGGTGTTTTTCGGAAATGGGTTTATCAGCGAATGCATCCACCAAGCACAAGTGGAACACATCCAGCAGCGGGTAAGCAAACATGAGCGGCAGCAGCATGTCCAGGTCTGCGCACGATGCCTCGTGGTTGTATGGGTGTTGCTGAATGAGTGACCGGAGTTCCGGCACGTTGTCTGCTTTTGTCTTAATGAGTTCCAGTCCAGCGTTTATGGCGTCACTGTTGTAATCCGTGAGTCCAAACACTTGAAGGAACTGGGCTTGGTACAACATGTCCGAATTGACTTCGTCGTCGGCCAGGTGTTCAAATGCCTTGTACGTGCACACGAAATCGGTTTTGTACATTGAATGCAATTTAATACAATCAATTGTGTGCATTGTTTTAAATCGTTTTTGTTTTTGCATGCTTATCGCTTCGCTTATCGCTTCGCTCATCGCTTCGCTCATCGCTTCGCTTATTGACTGCATTGGCCGCTTCGGCTGTAAAACATGGCCCGAGACGGGACGCCGCCGCGAACCCACCCGTCTTGTGCCACGCCCTCCACCAGGTTGGCCGGGTTTGTCACGGTGGACGCAATGGACGGAATGAGCGGGTAGTTGGACGACATCTGCTGTTCGGACAGCAGGTTGACGCTGCGCTTGTTGGTCAGGTAGTCGCCCTGCTGCAGTTGCGATTCCAAATACGGGTTGGACTGCCCGCGACCCAGGAACGGCACGGTGGCGAACGGGCGTTGAAACAGGCTGATGCGGCAACGGGGGCGGGTCAGCGCGCTGCCGCCGATGAGCAGTTGCGAGTTGGTGTCAATGTTGCAGCCGCCGGCGCCGACTTGGTGCCCCCCAGTGAAGTTGATGCTGGGTTGGCTGGTGGCGAATTCAATGGGGCGCTTCATGGTGCAGTCGTCCGAGA